CAAAAGATAAATAAATTATCACGGAAAACTTTTAGTCCTGTTATGGTGTCATCTACTTTTATACTTCCTGCACCACTGCCACTGCTAAATGCGTCTTCATCAAAAGGCTGACTAAATACTAACGTCTGTGGTGTTGTAGACTTCCCTGCGTAGAACATGTGACTTTTAAACGCTGTCACAAATTTAGAACCTTCTACTGTGCTTTCGCTTACGTCTGTTGCCGACATTGATGTGTTAAAGAATGTAGGAGCATTTGCTCCATCTACTACTATTAACTTACTGTTACCATCAAAGTTGTATCGTTCAAAGTTATACTTACTTGCACTTGTTCTACCTGTATCTCTGCTTGTCCAACTTGAGCCACCTGCTGTAGCACTATGTATACTTGTTCCTCTTGCTGCAACTACCAAGTCACCGAAGGTACATACCATTAAAACCTTTTCACTAGAAGAACTTGTATAAGGTACTACGGCACTTACGTATTTACTAAAACCATTTATTCTTCTATAGCCACCCTCAATGTCAGGTTCAAAGTTTTGTAACTCTAAAGCTTCTCCGGGTTGCATCATAAAGGTTGATCTGTTTAAAACTAATCCACCTTCACAGTTAAATGCAGCAGGTGCTGTCTGTGACAGATCAGGCATTAATTCACTGCTCCTGAGCTAAAATACCCTGTTGGCTTTTGTAGCATAGTAGAGCGTACATACTCGTATTTGTTTACTAATAGACTTTGCATATTCTTTATGCCTTGTTCAAAGCGTTCAAAATTAAGTTGATACTGTGTGGTTTCCCCTCTGTACTGATACACAAAAGCCGTAGCTCCGTCTATAATAACAGGATCGAATCTTGTAGGAACGGTTGTAGTATCATCGTGAGCAGACAGATCTGTGGGAAAGGCGAAGTAGTCGTACTTTAGTGTGTAAGACTTATCAGGAAAAGGAAATAATAAATAGTTATTATCTAATGTTCTAACAATAAATCTAGGCACTCCTCCATTATCAAACTGTGCTACCTGAGTGGCATTATCATGCGTGGCAGCCGTTGTGCTGTTTGCTCCTCGTGTACATCCTGTAAGAGTGTTTGTGCTTATTCCTGTGTAGGAAATTTGCTCGTTATCTATAAAAATAGTTCCAGTGCTATCAAAGCCTGTGGAACTTGTAAGGTCTATTTCTGTCTCAGTAGCATCTAGTGCTTCTGCTAATGTTGTAGTTGTTATTTCGTCTTCTTGTGTTATGCTTTCTTTATTAATGTATTCATTGTATTGCATTAACCTTAGATTTGCACCTGATGTTGCTAAGTCTGAGTCTTTTACTATTCTTGCTGTATAGTAGTCCACATGTTTTGCATCTGTGGGTATGCTGTATCGCACTGTTCCTGCTGTTAAAGTCTGTGACTTTGCCGTATGATTAAAAGGGTACTGAAACTCTCTTTGATTTATGTACCTTATAGATTCATTTACAGCGTTCTGTGCTTGTACTTGTATTCCTCTAGCATTTGAAAAGTTAGAAGAGGTGAGTTGCACTTCGTTTAATCTTGCTAATACACTATTTGTTAATGATAAGTAACTCGCCATTCATCCCTGTCCATGCTAATGTAAGGGGCAAGTCAATCCTGTTACACTTGCCCCAAACAATTTATAAATTTAAGCTAGTAGATCCCTGTCTACTTCATTAGCTCCATCTGCTGCAAAATGAACAGTGCTTTGATTACCCATAGCATCTATATCCATTAATATAGCAAATATGCGAATTTGCCCTGTGTTAGGGGCAGTTGAAGTAGCCTGTAGCTCAAGGTCAATAGTATCAGAAGATGAACCTACAAAAAAAGGAACTCCTGCTTCTGCTGAAGGCGTAAGGTAGCCAAGACCTGATGACAAGTTAGATGCGTCATCATCGATGTCTACCGCTGCAACATACTGGTCAACATCTGTTATACCTAAGTTAACAGTGTTGCCATCAGCACCTGATTGAACTGATTCAATCATTTCTGCTCCTGCTGTTAATACCATAGTATTAGCAGGTACAGTGATTGCCTCAACTATATCTCCTGCACTAAGGGCATCTAGATCAGCGTGTCCGAAATCTATAGTAGTTTGAACCATATACGGTTTTCTACTTGGATTACCAACACCTCTAGCATCAACTTTAAATGTACTAATTGTAGCCATTGTATAATCCTCCCTTACGCTGCGTTATATTTAGCAGTCACGATAGCTTCTGGTCGAAGTATCTTTCTGCCATATAAGTGCATACCTCTAACGATGTCAGCAAAGCTGTCAGGGTCACGATATGTTTCAGTTTTACTAAGCTGTTCAGCAGTAGCAATCGCAGAACCATGTCCTGCAACAATAGCTCCGTAGTTAGCGTTCTGGTTCGCAGTACCTGTAGTTCCTGGTCCAGTACCTACTGAAGGTAAGTTGCTTGAAACGTAGACTCTGAATCCTGCAAGATTGTTAAGAACAAGACCGTTCTGTAACTTTCCTGCTCCACCATAGTCAGCATTCATTAGCTTAGAGTTTTCATCACCAAGTAGCTCTAAGAATACAGGGTCGATGACAAGCCATCTGTCCTGTGTGTCCACTTGCTGTTGATTCAACAGTCTAGCCATTCGATTAATTACAACCATTGGTGTAACAGAAGCAGTACCTACTGATGTAGCACCACCTGTTAGGTTAACTACAGGAATAGAGTGATCTCCTGCAGATGAAGTTGTGATACTTCCAAAAGAACTCTTAATGAGTTTCATTGAAGTAAGAAGTTCATCTGTACCTGCAGTAGAAACTGCAACACTACCATTAGTAGAAGTATTAACGCCATCGGCTACAGAGTGTAAATTTGACTGTGCATAACCTGAAAGATAGCCAAGAACTTCTTGGTCATACTGGTCAGCTAGTCTGTATGCAGCTCTGTCGGTTGCGAGTTGCATAAAATTTACGTGACTGTGTGCTTCCTCAATGTCGTCCATTTTGAAAGCGTAGTAGTTAGACTTGTCCACAGTAAGTGTAAAGTCTTCGTCATCAAGATCTTGTGCTGTGACTTGTGTGCCACGAGCATAAGACTTAACTGAAATTTCAGGTTCTTTAATAATCCTGACTGTATCGCCCTGATTAGAAATTTCCCCAAAGTAGTCGGAGTTGGTTATATCACCAACAACAGTTGACTTACGAAACGCAAGTTGTACCTGTTTGGAATAGATTACAGGACTAAAATTACCATTAGGTAAGTTTTGATAGCCTGTAGCACTTGAAAAAGCCATAATGAATCCTCCTTATTGGCTAGGTTAAGAACTAAACACTTTGCTATCAGAGGCTACGCTTTTTTAGAGTTGCATTACTGTTTGATTACATGATTTCAAACGTATTGGGTCTATACTTGTCGTAGGTAGTCAGACAATTATGTTTGTACGTCTTAGTTATATATAGAAAAAATGCCTTGTCAACACTTTTTTATCGTGCTGCACCAGATAAATCATAAACAAATTTACCTGTACGCATTGCCTCCATAATTGCTTCTTGATTCTTCTCATACTCTTTATCAGACATTTTGTTTACTTGAGATTCCCTCATGTAGTTGTTAGACTCGTCTGATGTAGGAGAAGCCTTAGAGCGAGTGTTCACAGCAGAAGCAGCTGATTTGTTATCGCTCTTTTTAGTTGTGATACCTGCATCAATTTTATACAAGTCAATAACTCGTGCAACTGATTTGGCATCATCAACATTATCATAGAGAGCATCTTTTACCCACTTAGGCTGTATCTCTGCCCACTCGTGGAATTTATCGTCCTCTCTAATGTCTGAAAAGTCAGGGTGCAGTCGCATAAGTTCAGCCTCAGCCTTTTCTTTTACTGCCTCTACCCTAAGCTTTTCGATATTTTCAAGCCTCTTATCAAGGTCATCGGATCTTTCTCTTGCTTTTTTATCAGCTATTGTTTCTACTATACCTGCTACGTCAGGATATTTCTTAGTCCACTCTGCTATTTCTTCTTCTGTCTTAGGAAGAACTAGCTCATTCTTAGTAGCCTTTGATAACTGAGTTTCGAGAGCTTTAATTCTCTCATCATTCTGTTTATCTTTGTCTGCCATGTGTCTACGCAGATCACCGTATCTCTTCTTAAAAGATAACTCCTCTTTAGAAAGATCCTTATTCTCTGTCTGTGCTTCCTCCCCCTCTTTAGGAGTAGATGCTTCTTTGACCTCCTCAGTAGGTTCTGCGCCTTCCTCTCTGGCTTTAAGTAGCTCTTGTAACTCTTGCTCTTCTTTTTCGATACGTTGTTTGTTTTTACTCCTGCGAGGGCTAACAAATCCTGCAACCTTCACTTGTTCTACGTTTTCTAACTCTGGCATAATATTTACTCCTATTGTTGGGGCTGACAATCATTCTTGTCAGGTCGCCTTTGTTTTACTACTCACTAATAAATAACCCAGTGAGAAAAAATTGAGCAGTCCTAAGATAATACTTTAGTCCTAGCCCAAATCCTTTTTTGACTCCTCTGCCATAAGCAACGAAATCTTTAAACTCTTGATAGTGCTCGTGTGCTTTGCCCTTATCAATACATCTTTGTCCTGCAGCTCTGTAGCCTCTTCTAAAAGCTTCACCGTACCATTTGTCATGGTATGTCTTTGCACACCATATTTCAGCTTTAGCTTTTTCTAGTTTAGTAAATCCTCCTGTGGATAAGCCATGTGTAGCAATTACACAACCGCCGCCTCCACTACTGCTACCACCCCCAAAGCTAGAAGTGTTGTTGCCTCCACTGTCTTCTGCTCTATCATTTCCTTTGCCTGTTTCAAATGCAATGTCTTCGTCTACCAAGTTTCCTTTAGAGTCGAAACCTGTAAAAGCAACCATTTCAGCATCGTTCTTTGCCTCCAAGTATTCTCTTCCTGTAAGACCAGAACTTGCTACATTTAACCCTGCTTGTGTAGCTCTATCTCTTCTTCTGTCATTCTTTGATTTTTGAGCCTCCTCTGCCCTTGCTACATTTTTCTCATAAGTTGACTGCGTTTCAGGTTGTGTTTTACTTAGCTGTTCGTCTCTAGCTTTCTTCATCTGTGCATCTACGTCTCCTAACACTGAAGCATCGTCCATGCCTGTTGCATCTCGCCTTGCCTTTTCTGCGTCATATATCTGTGGCACAGAAGCAGGGGTAGCCTGTGGAGCTATAACGTTTTGGAATTGGGATGTTGGTATAATGTTTTGAAACCCACGAGGTTGAGGAGCAGTAGGTATAGTTGGCATAGTTCCTGATGCCCCTGTTCCACCAAGACTAGGCTCTACCTGATTTGCACCAGGAGACTGTATAGAGGGTTGAAGGTATGATGGATTTACGTTAAGAGAACTGTACACAGGTGCTCCTGTAGGAGTAGGAGGAGGTAAAGGCACAGATGTCTGTATCTTGTTTCTATTTATATCATACATCCTTGAATCAGAACCAAAGCCACCCATATCTCTATCTTGTAAATTGTCTAAATACTCAGGTGTAAGTATCTGTCCACCTCTAACAGGGTATGGACTAAACCCTGTAGCTTGTTCCCCTAGCTGAGTGGGGAACTGTTGTTGGGGTTGTTGTCCTTGGTTAACATCTTTTAAAAAAGAAGCCATTTGTCCTGACGAAGAGCTTTCTATAGGAGCATAAGGGTCAGCAGGATTAGTCTGAGGTGCAGGAGGGTACAACGTATAATTAGACAATGGAGAATCTTGACCCACTGCCCCACGCTCTTTAAGAGTAGGAAAGCTACTTTGTAGTTGAGGTTGTGGTTGAATTACGTTTTGAAAACCCTCAGGACCATAATATTGTGGCTGTGGTTGTGGCTCAATTATATTTTGAAAACCTTGTGGTTGAGAAACCCCTGCGTCAGGTGCAGATGTACCTCCCCCTTGCGTGACAAAATCTGGTACACCTAATGGAGTAGCGTCTTGTCTTTGTTGCTTTGCTAATTTGTCCCATGTCTCACGGTTACTTACACCTGCTATGTTCACCTCATGGTTATACGCTCTGTTTCCCTCTTTAAGAACATCTCCTTTGCTCCCTGACATTTGGTTAAAATACTTTGTATTTCCTACTTTTTTCGCTCCTGGATCTGTAGAAAAAACAGGTTCACCTGCCGCATTCTCATAATTACCTGTTATTTGTTTAGCCATCTCAGCTAAGTTGCCCTCTTTAAGAGCTTTATTCATCATGGTAAAACCTGTTGTTCCTCCTATAAGCTGCATGTTCATGTCAATCAAAGTTCGCTTCACAACAGCTTGCACAGCAGGTGGAAACTGTGCTAAGTCTTGTCCATATCTTCTTTCTACAATATTCTTTTTTTCGTCAAACACCTTTAGTAATGCGTTTTGTAGACCTTTACCATCGTACAGTTGGTTTTTATAAGCCGCAACCTCTGCAGGAGACATATTGTTAACTGTAGGAAGTTCACTACCGTCTTTTCTATTTGGGGATACAGTCGAGTCTGCTACAATTTTTATTCCTGGTCCTGCCGTTAAATGCCCTTCAGTATCTTCATAAACAGTAAAGTAGCCATCTTTATTTTTATACTTTGCAAGAGTAGGGCTATTATCTAATTGGTCAAAAGGCACGCTTGCTTCTGACATGTGAAATTGATTAATAGTCGCTATATCCTCAGGAGAGTAACCACGCAATAATTGAGAGTTTGAGGTTGTTTGACCAAAGGAAGGTGTACCAAGAAGGTAATCAGGATTAACACTTTTTCCTCCCAAGACTTTTACTCCTGGTTGATTTCCAAGATATCCAAGAACTTTATTTTTTATACCATCAAAGAATTTTTTGTTTCTTTCTCTTTGGATATCCATACCACTCTTTTTGGGTTCGTTCTCTATGGTCTTCTTTGCCTTTTCAGCTACAGTGCCAGTATCATCTATCTCTACATCTTGTTCTCCCAACTCTCTAGGAAACATAGCTTGTTCTGTCTGTGATCTTGGTAGCCCATAGTCAGGACTTTCTGGCTCAAACGTAGACATGTCAAAACCTTTTTCCATACCTAGTGTTGGGTCTGCTGTAGTTGCATCGTCTGTTAATAAATGAGGATACATTTGTCTAAAGTCTTGCCCACTCTCGTAGCCCATACGTGGGTTAGGATCAAAGTATTTTTGTCCTGTTAACCAATCCCCAACTACGTCTATAACTCCTTTACGCTCAGGGGCTTCTGTTATAGCTCTTAGTGCAGACACTTCTGCCGCATTTAATGGAGTATTAGTGTCAGGGTTCATGCCTGTCTTTAGTAAGTTAAAGGCTTGTTCTTTTACTCTGCCCTCTTGAAAGTTTAACAGCCACCCTACAACAGGTACGTTAGCTAACAGTCTGCCTCCAATACTATCTCTTTGATCCTGCATCTTCTTTAACTCTAAAGGTGACATATCAGATATAGACTTAGTTGTCTGCTGTGGAGCAGAAGCCTTAGACACAGCATCTTTTACTATAGACAGTCTGTTACTCTCCTCAGGAGTCATGCCTCTAGCTTGCTCGTTTTCTCTTTCCTGTCTATCACGTTCTGAAGCAGCAGGGTCACTCACTCCCCCTCCTGTGGAAGCAGAGCCTCCTTCTAGGAAGTCAGGTGGAATGTATTGCATTGGCTGTCCATTGAAGAAAGGTATAACAACAGTTCTGCCTGTACGTGGGTTGGTAAAGTTTCTTAACTCAAAGCCTCTGCCAGGAAACCTAGAGTTGGAAGGGTATCTTTCGTTAGGTCTGTATTGTGACCCCATTACGTCTTCATATATGTCTCCTACTGGTCCACCTTCATTAAAGCCCTCTAGCTCCTCGACAGCAAACGGAAACTCCTCTTGTCCTTCTACAGGCTGTCCACCAATACGTCCATCTTGTTCCATTCTCTGTAGACCCATCTTAGCTTCATCTCTTAGCTGTTCAAACTTGTCAATACCGTGATACCTAACAACATCTGCAGGTACAACATATTCGCCCTCACTTAACATTGCAGGTACATCATCTCTAACTTCTTCTGCCATACTACCTGATGGAACTTCGTTGCCACTTACAGGATCACGATTTACACCGTCATCAGCGAGTACACCTCCCTCATTCATAAAAGCCATTTCCATTTGTTGTCCCATTGGTACTACTCCACCTTCTTTATATGTTCTTATAGCACCACCTTCGTTTAGACGAGGTACTTCATCTAGCTTAACATTTTTTGCTAGTAGTAAAGGTCCTATCTGATATACTTCATCAGCCTCTTTAGCTATACTACCGACAGGAAATTTATCTCTATTGTTTCTTGTGTAAAAGCCTGTCAGTCTTCTAGGGTCAAAACCTAGCTGTGTCCATTCAGGATCTTTTAATAGCTTTTTTACTTTAGACCTTATTTGTTTTGCGTTCATAGGGTTGTAAGCACCCTCTACAAGAGCAAACGGTGTCTTGTCCAACTCCCCTGTTACTATCTTTTTTGCTGTAGGCTCAGACACTATAAAGTTAACTTTTCCCTGAGGAGGAGACACATAATGAATAGCATCACCATAACTTTTACCTTTTATAGACTTAGTAAGTACAGTTGTAACCCATGAATTAAACTTACTATAAGCAGGTATATCTAGTCTGCCTTTTATTATGTCTCCCTTTTTTAACTTTGCTGTTTTTAAAGGGTGTCCTAGCTTATCTCCTAGCTTCTTTGCTTCTTGTTTTGTTATGTCAAGAAATGTTCCTTCTCTCCTTTGATTATCTTTTAAAGATAAAACTTGTTGTTTTGAAGACGTGGGTAGTGGCACATCCTCCCATTCCCTAATAGGATTCACTTTATCTATAGTGTCCATGTGTTTTTTTCTAGCCTGAGGTGCAGGTACTCCCTCTTCTATCTCTTTGTAGTAGCGTAATGCTGAATTTTTTATTTCAGGATACTTATCTGTAACGTCTATCCCTGTATCCGTTTTAAAGGTTACAGCATTGTCTTTGGATTTTATATCCCACTCACCTACATCTATTTTGCCATCATCTAAGTCTTTGTCAATTTGACTTTGCCTTTTTACAAAAGCATCGCCCCCTGCTCTTGGTGTAGAGGCTGCGACTACATCAGAATCAACTACATCATCCATAGCCTTATCTATAACTTTATTATCTACTTTAGACGTACTTCTGTATGCTTTAAGTCCTGCCTTTAATCCTTTAGCTGCTAAGTCTCCGACAATAGGAACAAGACCAACACCTAATGCCGCTGTATTAACAGCAGTGCCTAAAGCGTCTCCTTCTCTGATGCTATCGGCAACATCTCCTGCCGCCATTACATCCCCAACTATCGGAACAAAATCTAATGCCCCTGTTGCTGTCTTGCCTAGCTTTTCTTCAGCTAACTTTCTAGCACTAAAAGCTTTATCAGTCTGTTTCTCTACTGCTTCAGGTCTTTCCATTGTTCATCATGTCTTTCAGTTGCATCAATCGTCTAACAGAAGAAATAGCCCCTTGCAATCTGTAAATATCAGATGGCTTTTCTGTCTGTTCCATAGTTCGTTGATAATTCATTATAGATCTTTGTAGCTCCTCTACAAAAGCATCCCATAGTTCTTTATTATTCGTTAACTCTTTAATCTTAGACATTACCTGTAAATCCTTGTTCTCCTGGCGCAGGTGCTATTCCTGTACCTATTTGTCCCCCTCCTGCTCCTGTTGGGTCTTGAACATCTGCTCCTGCAGGTGCAGGTGGTGCTCCTCCCTCAGGTGGTTGTGGGGCTTGTTGTTGCTGTGGTGCTTGTTCAGCCTGAAACTTTTTAAATATCTCAGCCTGTATCACAGCATCTTGCAGACTATTTGTGACCTTATCAGGGTCAAGATCCATAGCCTTTGCAATTTCTCTAATAATATAATCCATCTTAGCAAACGGTGCTAGTGCAGGGTTTGATGCAACCTGTAGGAATTGCATAAGTCGTTGACTTCTTACTTCGTTTGCCATCAAGCTCTCTGTACCTTGTGCCTTTACTTCGAGGTCGCCTTTAATGTCTTGGTCAAAGTCAAACTGCATGTTGAAACTAAAGAAGGCTTTTCCAAGTGGTGCTAACAGATAGTCGTCTACGTTTTTTACAACATTACGTATAGAACCGTTTGCTGCAGACATAAGCATGGATATACCTGATGCTGTACGTCCTACTCCTTGCACACCTGTTTGCCCATGAGCAAAAGACGGAAAGCCGGTACTTTCGTCAGCTAACACCCTAGCTTTATCAAACAGTTGCATATTTTCTCCTGCCACGTTTGGAAACTTTGTGCCGAAGATAGCTTGTCCTGGAGCACCCCCTTGTCGTCTAAAGATTTTTCCTGGGTATACACTAAGGTCTTGTCCTGGAACAAGGTTGGTTTCATCTACTTCTATTATAAGGTTGCCGCTCAATGCTGCGTTATCAATAGCCATTCGCATAAAGCCATTCATAAGTGTCTGCGTATCGTCCATATTCTCTGCAATACCCACACCAAAGAAGCTATATGGGTTATGCTCGTAAGGCACAGCATAGTAAGGTATACGAACAGGCTTAAACGGATTAAGCACCATTCTTAGTACACAGCCTTGACAAATCCATATGTTACAATTTATCTGATCTAAGTCTGCTAACTCTGCAGGAATATCTAAACCGTTTTCTTCTAGCTTCTGTGCATCTACGTAGCCCCAAAATTCTAATACTTCGTAACGCTCTGAGTAGTTCTCAACAGCGTAGTCTTTCATGTCGTCTTCCCAATACTTCTTGTCGTACTGTGCTCCCATATCGAGACATTTTTCAATAGCTTCTTCTCTGAAGTATGGTCTGTTCTTTAAGTTACGCATCTGAGTCTTAGACAACTTGTGTCTTTCCACGCAGTATTCTGCCTCGTCCATATTGTGAGCATCAGGGTCAGGGTAGAAGTTCCACATGGATACGTGAGAAGTAGAAGGAACTGTTTTAATTAAAGGGTCGTATCCTCCGTCTTCTGCCCAATTAGGATACTCTTTGTCTAACGCAAAAGGTCCTTTCATAATGCCTGTGCCAAACAGTGCCATCTCAAACGCTGTGTTGCGTAGTTGCTTGTTTGCTCCTGACTCTTCTAGCTGATCGTGTATCTTCTTTTCCATCTTCTTTGCCGCAATCATAGCAGGGTGAAAGGTAACGCTTGTGTTTGTTCTACCATCTCCCTCTATAATCTTATCAGACACACCACTTAGTTTTTGTTTGGCTGCTCCTAGCCTGTTCTGTAAATCTTGTAGCGTTTCTCCTGGCTGTAATTCTTGGTTGGGTTTAAATAAAAAAGGCTCTGAAGGAGTGTCTTCAAAAGCCTGTCTTAATTCATCCTGACCTTTTTCTGCGTTGGGGTCTATGTTTATATGCACCGATTCAGCTACCCCATCAGGTAACTTAGTTGGGTTAACGGTTAGTGGAAAGCTATTGTTACCAAACAAAACGTCAATTATTTGACCATACGCTGCCAGTGTTTTTGTTTTTGTTACTTTTACAAATACTCGTGACTTTTCTGTTTCTGTAAACTGTACATCAGGACCATACAATCCTCTGTAGTTCCTGTATGCCTTTAACCACCTCTGCTCGTCTTGCTGTCTGACATCCTCTGCTCGTTTAAACCTGTTGTGTACGAAATTGACAACATCACTTTCTGACCTAAGTGCAGGATCGTTGTCTTCTATTACCGACACACCTTCTGTGTCAAATGCTACTTCATCTTCTTCTGCCATATTTAATATCCAAAGCTAGGGTCAGCGGCTTGAAAGCCTGATCGCTGATTTACAGGGTTATAGTCCCATATGGAACTTCTAGGTCGTGTCATTATTCCGTAACGTAGTGCATCATACATGTGATCCATTGCGTTTGTATCTACGTCTTCGGAGTTCTTTTTATCCAAGGGTAAACTAGGAAGCTGCGATATAAGGTTAGTGCAGTTATTAAATATAACCATACGAGGCTCTTCAGTATGCTCATCAACTTGGAGTCTTCTGTGTAATTCATTTTTTCCTGCAACTCTACTTCCTCTACTTCTGTCTGAAGGTCGCCACTTACACCCTCTTACAATCATTTGTTCTGCTAGGCTAGGACCAGTGTCGCCCCTTTTGTGCCACAACGAACTGTCTAAAACTCCATACTGTATTGTACCATCTTCTGCCTCTAATTGCAAGATTTTATCGGCTAAATCTACGGCTAAAACCTTTGATACTTGCAGCTCCCTGTACACTACTAATTGTTCTGCAGGAGTTACTGCTAACCATACTACAGCAGAGTAGCTTCCGTATCCATAGTCACAGGCTCTAAACTTTCGCCAGTTACTAGGTATCTTATATGGCTCAACAACATGTTTTGTCCTATCAAACTCTGGAAACGCTGCTCCTTCAGCTACGTCCCAATTACCCTCTAGCAGTTGCTTTCTTTGGTGCTCAGGTAGAGACAATAGCATTGCCTCGTAGTCACCTGATTCGGCTAGATAAGGGTTGTCAAACAAATTAGCAGGTATGAAGCGTCTTCTAAAAAGAGGCTGCCCCTCTCTGCTATGCCCCTGTGGAAATGTAATAACATTACCAGTTTCCGTATTGGTTGCCCAAAAAGATGTGTTGGGTGGTGAAGGATCTACAAAGACTTTCTTTACCCACTGATGACCTGCCCCTCCTGGGTTAGTTGTTGCTCTCATGTACAGTCCTAACGATTGGTCTGCACTTCTTAGTCGTGAACGCATATAGTCCCAAGCATAAGGTGTCGCCCACTGCGTTAACTCGTCAAATCCTATCCAGTTAAATGCCTGACCTTGGTATCGCATTACATCTAGGTCACGGTCTAGGTAGGACATCCACAGTCGTCCCCCCTTAGGACTCGTCCACTGTGACTTTCGTTCTGACCACTTTATTCCTGGAATTGCCTTAGGGTACAACTCCTGTGATTTCTGTATCAGTTCCCTTAACTCTTCTGTCGTGTGTCGAACTAACAGCCCACTGAAGTTAGGATTGTTTAGTCCACGTAGAGGGTCAGCTAACATGGCAAACGATTTGCCGCCTCCTGCTGCTCCTCCGTATAAGACCTCCCTTTCTGACGATGCTAAGAAGTCTGTCTGAGGTCCTTTGTTTGGTCGAAACAATACTTGTTCTTCGTAATGTTCCTGTTCAGGTAGGGCAATTACAGGCTCTGACGTAGGGATAACTACCTCAGGTGACGTAACTGCCTGTTCTTTCGGTTTCGATCTTCTCGATTTCTTTGATCGCCTTTTCGAGCCTTCTGGTAAGCTCCCTCTTAATCGTAGTTGATTTTTTACGTCTTCGCTCAAGATCTATTCTTTTCTTTAATCCCATGTGAGAAATGTAACGGCTTGTCTCTTTACTCAGCCATATAGCTACCTCCCTGTAGCTGTACTGCTGTAAGTGTTTCTTTGCCTGTTCTAATGCGTCTAACTCGTCTTTTATAGGAAGTAGAAAGTCTGCGTCTTTTGGGTCTTCCTCGTAACCAAACGGTATAGTTCTTGCTACTCTAGGTATACGCACCCACTCTCTTATCTCTATGTCAGGCTTTGGAAGCGTCCAATAGCCCAAACTTTTCCTACTCATTCGTTCCTTCTTTAGCAGGAAGTACAAACAACCCTCCTGAAGATTCTACATTAACCTTCTCTGTTTTAATATACCCTGCTCTATCTAATAAATCTTTGGCTGCAGTCATCTTATCTCTTATGCCTAGCTCTGTCGGATCAACGAGTGCGTTGCCCATTGCTACAGCAGCCTTTGGTGCAATACGAGCCATATACTCTTTTGTCCCATCAGCAATCTCGTCCTTTAATGCTTTTAGTATGTCAGATGTAGCTGTACCCTCAGAGTACCCTGCTAACTTCTTTGCAGACACTACGTCTCCCCCTGCCTCGTCAAAAAGGACTGCCATAAATTTCTGTTGTTTCTCAGTCAGATTTTTTGTCATCTTCTTTTTTCTCTTGCTCTTCTATTATTCTGTCTACCCAATCACCGTTGTCGCCTGTTTTCTCACACATTACGCAATGTGTTGATCGGTACTGGTGTCCACATACTTCGCAGGTTATTAACTTAGACCCTGCAATGCTGTAAGGACCATGCCTATATTCTGGCAT